TTGAATTTTTAATTGAGGTTGGAATATAGAATTTTCTTCTTCTCCTTTGTCCTCAGTTTTGGCATCACTCTCCTCTGGGTTAACCGTGATGTTACTCAACACGCTTAAATCCAATCCTTCTAATGCATCATCACCTAGTGCCATACTTGAATTTTAATTAATAGTCAACAAAAATAAAAACTTAATTTATATCTGCAAACTTAAAGTATACTTGAGATCAATTAAAGCTTATTTTCTATAGCTAAAATATAATTTTATAAATTATATGTTTATTTAGAATTTGGCTTTTTTCTTAATTGAGCTCGTTTTATCTCTTCGTCTGCTTTATTTTTACGTTTAGTTTCATCTAGTTTAGATCTTTCTATATCTAGTTTTGCCATATCAATAGTATCTTTAATACCATTGTCATTGTCATCTGTATCGTAAGAAGAGTCCTGCATCTTACTCATAGAATTCATTCTAGCTATTTCTAACTTAGTCTGATTATCTTGAGTGTTCCTAGCATCTTCTCTATTTTCTTTTTCTAGCTCGAACTGCATTTTTTGCTGCTCTGCTTCTTGCTGCATTTGCATTTGTTGTTGTTGCAATTGCGTTTGCTGCTGTTGAGCTTGCTGCTCTCTTTCAGAAGATTCAAGCTCTGAAGCTTTAATTTTATTTTTGATGTCAGCAATTGAACTTGAGTTGTACACGCTAATAACATCAGAGATAGACATTTTATCATTTTGTAAAGCTGCTTGGGTTAAAGATTTTAAAGCTTCTAATGCTTGGAGATCTTGTGTAGAGTTAGATACAAATATCCCATACTCTCTATAACCAAAGTCTCCCATTAAATTAAATGTTGTTGTAGCTAAATCATCTGAAACGTACTGAAACTTTTTAGTTTTGCCAGCATATACATCTTTAGCAACATCTAGTAATGTTTGCAGCACTCTTACTTTAGTGGTGTTATGTATTTCATACCATTTTTCTGTAATGTGAGAAGACTGCTGTACTGCTCGTTCTGTATTTCCTACAAGCTCAGAAGACGTTATACTTCCTAAACGTTGTCTAGTTACACCAGATAATGATTGTACTTTTTCTTCTACAAAATCTAATAATTGTACATGCGATTGTATAAAATTACCAGTTTCCATATCTAACACTTTATTTTGTTGAGATATGTTACCAGCAAGTTTACCAGTGGATTGTCCTTTTTTACCTTCGTTAAAAGAGTCTACAAAACCAAACTTCATTGATTGTGCATAGTACATCCACTTTTCTACTTCCCATCCATCGGGAACTAGTGATAAATCTATAAGTGCTATTTTACCTTGGTTAGAAGAAATAGCAAGTTCTAATCTGTACCAAAGAGTTATGTATAAATAAATCCAAGGGACTAGTCTATCCATTAAAGATACAGACTGAGAGTTATTCGCATTATATATTGTTCCTACATAACCTGACTTACATACAGAAAGGTTATCCATTTTACGGAATTGTTGTTTTTTAGGGCGAATATTTAAATACATATTCTCACCTATTTTTGTTCCTTCCCAATACTCACTAATCCACATGTACTCAATAGACTCTCCTTTTTCAGGGTCAAGCTTATAAGATTCTGTTACAATAGTTTCTTGAGGCATTCCTTGCTCATCAAAATAAGAAAGTCTTCCAATCTTACGCATAGACTTCCAAGTAATCTTAGTTACTCTAATATTACCATCTTGATCATAATAGTTAAATACATTATCTGCATTTTCTCCATCTCTATTTTCAATAAACAATTTTTCTGGAGATGGATAATTTAATATACTACTACTTTCCATAGATCCTCTATGTCCTTGCTCTTTTTCTAAACTATCTATTTGTGCAGGAGTAAGATCTTCGTAATAGTTATCTATAACAGTGTTAAGAGACATCCATGTGTCTTCTACAATAACATCAGCATCATCAATTAGATCTGAGTTATGAGGTAAAAGACAATAAAATTCTAAAGGATTAACTCTTTTAGCAGAAGGCTCTTGTGCCACCTGTTCTATGTGGTAAATTTCTTCTCCAGCAATTAAAGCGTCTTCCCAACCAACACGAAACATGCTGCTTAAGTTTAAATCTTTTTCTAAAAAAGTAAGAAGTTTATGAGCTGTAGACTCATTCATATCTTGAAAATCGTAGGTAAAATATTTCTGTAATCTTTTAAGATTTTCTGGAATACTTTCTTCGATTTGTTGGGCCATTTGCTGTTGCTCTTGTTGAGACTTAGCGTCTGGCATTTCGGCTTGCATAGTTTTCCGATGTTTGTTGATCATCCCTGTGAACATCTCAACAACTGCATTTTTCATCTCCACTTCTTTTTCAGAAATAGAGTCTTCGTTTATTCCACGTACTACATAACTAAACTTTCGTTTAGCTTCTTCACCAAAAAGAAGATTAAAAATAGGAGAAACAATATCATAATACTGCAAGGTAGCAGGCATTTCTGCTACTCCACCAAGACCTAAAGGATCTGTAACATACTCAAGATCCTTTTTATCGAATTTACCATTATACAAATCATAGTTCCGCTTCTTTTTAAAGCGAGAACTACGTCTTGTATGATCATATATTCCAATTAAGCCTAATGCAGCTTCAATACATTCTTCTCCCCATTTTTGAGTTTTCTTTCGTCTACTCAGTTTTTGCCTAGGAAAATCTACGTGAGCCATAAATTAGTTTTAGTCTACTTCTAATAGTAAGAATTCTACTGTAGGAGTATTAGCTGATGATTTAACTTGAATCTTTGTGTTATCTGCTGTTGGGTAGAAAAAGAATTCTCCTGGAGCTAACCTTGCAAAGATTTGATCTCCATCGTCAGCAAAAATTAAATCGTCAGTAGCATCTATATTTTTTGCATATACATATGCTTTTTTACCACCTTGAGTACTTCCTGATAAAGCTTCAACGTTAATATCTGCATAACTAGTGCTAGTTAATATTGTAGTAAGACCTTGACGGTTATCACCATCAATAATTAAAGCATCTGATACAGTTTTTGATAAATTAACAGAATCAAATAAATCTGAACTAGAGATGCTAAAGGTTACATTTAAAGTTGCGTTTGCCATTTTATTATTATTTTAAGATTATGCTGCTTTTTCCATTAAAATATATTCAACTACAGGGTTTCCTGCAGCTGCCTCAATATCTATATCTTGCATATCAGATACAGGCATGAACATAAATTCTCCAGGTCCTAACACTGAAAACCAGTCGCCTGATGCTGAGTCTGTACCATGAGTACCACATAATCCAATTTTAACATACTCGCCCGTAGTTGAGCTTAAGTTATGTAAAAATACATAAGCTCTATCGTTTGTTCCGTCTAAAGCTTTTAATGCTATATTATCTTCTGTTCCTGAGCCAGTAGTAACGAGTCGTCCTACTATGGCTTGATCTCCTGCAGGAGAAAGGGAGTCTGTTTCTGTAAAACTTATGTTTTGCTTTGCAAATAAGTCTGTACTAGAAAGAGACAGGGTTACATTTACTGTTGCCATATTAATATATTTTTTTTAAATTCGCGAATTAAAGGACAAAAATAGGAATTTTTAAATACTTTCCAAGTAATAATGTATTAAATTAGATTTTTAACTTCTAATTTTATAGCTAAAACTTTCTTCTCCCTCTTTTATATAATTGTTTACCCCAGAAACCTTGATCATATATAGTAGTGACTTTAGTTTCTTTTTCTACTTTAATTTTTTTAACTTCTTGCAAGTGATACATAACCATCATAAAGGCCATAACCCTATCAAAGTTTCCTGTATCATTATAAGCAATTAATTCTTTAAGTAGAGGTATACTTCTTATTTTATGTAGGTTTAAAGAATCTTCTTTTCCGTATTGCTCTAACAACCACATCTTAATAAGTTCTTCTCCATAATCTTTTAAAGGTTTAGACATATGCATACCCTTACCTCTATTTACTTTACTGTTCTGTACAACATCTTTTATTATACCAGGTTGATCAAGTAATAAATGAGTTTGATTTTTAAACTCTAAATATTGGTACATACCTTTACGTTCGTTTTCATACAAACACTTTGCATTAAAAAAATGTAGTAATCTTCTTACCTTTTCGTAGTATTCATTAGCAGTGTCAGGTCTTCCTGTATACTCTGCTACTACACGGTTTGTAAGTTTATTTAAAATTAACGTGCTACCTAAAGATGCTGTAGTAGCGTCGTCATGATCATAGGGATCTGTTCCTGCAAGATACATGCCATATGGTATATTTCCTTCCGAGTCTTCGTAAGGCATTTCGTATATTACAACACATCCTGCTAAATCATCACTACCTCTAAGAGGGTAATCTACAATAGGAGATAGTTTAGCATTAGGTTTCCATTTAACTTTATTACTATCAGATTCTAAATAAAGATCTCCTACATAATCATGGTTCCTTTCTTTGTT